CAAGAAAATGATCCAAGAAGAATTTAAATCTCTTCTGAATATGTTGGACTTCAATCTAAGAGCGCAAGATTACTTTAGACATTGGTATATTGATGGCCGCCTTTTCTTTCATAAGGTCGTAGACACTGCCAATCTAAAGAAGGGTCTGGCAGATATTCGCTACATCGACCCAAGAAAAATTAAGAAGATGAGAGAGGTCCTTAAAGAAAAGGATCCTAAGACTGGTGTAGAATTCATCAAGGAAATCAAAGAATACTTTGTCTACAATGACAGAGGTCTTGTTCCTAATAAGACATTCACTCCAGCAGCCCAACTTTCTTCTACCGCCGGCGCAACAATGCGCATCGAAAAGGATTCAATCTGCTTTGTTCCTTCGGGCTTGAAGGACATGGACAGAAATATGCCACTGTCATACTTGCACAAGGCTATTCGCCCAGCAAATCAGTTGCGCATGATGGAAAATGCCGCAGTCATCTATCGTATCACTAGAGCGCCAGAGCGCCGGGTATTCTATGTTGACGTTGGCAATCTTCCTAAGATCAAAGCCGAACAGTATCTCAAGGGTATCATGAACCAGTATCGTAACAAAGTTGTTTACGACTCTCAGACTGGTGAAATCCGCGACGATAAAAAGTTTATGTCAATGCTCGAAGACTTCTGGTTGCCTCGCCGCGAAGGTGGCAGAGGCACGCAAATTGAAACTCTACCGGGTGGGCAGGGTCTTGGCGAAATGGGAGATATCGAATACTTCCAGCGCAAACTATATCAATCACTAAACGTTCCTATGTCAAGACTAGAACAACAGACTGGTCTAAACTTTGGTCGCGCCGCAGAAATCAACCGCGATGAATGGAAGTTCACCAAGTTCATTGCTAAACTGCGCCGCCGCTTCTCACTTCTGTTTGATGATCTACTAAAGACACAGTTGATTCTCAAGGGAATCATTACAGAAGCCGACTGGGAAAAGATCAGATATGATCTAAAATACATTTACGCCACAGATGCATTCTATACAGAATCAAAAGAACAGCAAATTCTACAGTCGAGAGTTGAAATCTTGCAGGGTATTGCTCCGTTCATTGGTACAATGTATAGCAGAGAATATGTCCAAGAGCATATTCTAAAATTATCGGAAGATGATAGAGAACGAATTAAACTGGAAAATGATTCCACCGTTCCAGAAGTTTCACCTCCCGACTATTCACCTTTAGAAGGCGAACCGCCAGCTGCGGTTCAACAGCAAAACCAAGGACAAGATAATGGACAACAGTAACATTAGTGACTTAATAAATAACATTGAAAATGGCACATTTGCTGATGCCGAACAAGTTTTCAACGATATCATGGATCTTAAAGCAGGCGAACATTTAGATAACATGCGACAAGATATGGCAAACAGTGTATTCAACGACTCGCCAGATGAAGAAGATTTCGATCATTACGAAATCACAGATGATGAATATGGCGACCAAGAAGAAATAGAGGGCAACGATGAAGACCTATAAACAACTTCAAGAACGCATCAACATGGCGAAAGCTAAGATGGGTGATGTTATCAAGGACTTCCAGGCATCGGATGCTCCTCAGTTTAAGGGTAAGTCGCAAGAGAAGCGCCGTCAGATGGCAATCGCTGCCAAGATGGCTGCCGAAGAAGTTGAACTTGAAGAAGAGCAGTTAGATGAAATATCGACAAATTTGGCAATTTCATATCGCGGCAAAGCAGGCGAAGACAAAACAAAAGATCGCTCAAAGGGCAGAAAACTCGCTCTAGATAAATGGTCGGGTAAAGCCAGGGTGCCATCTGGAAAATACAACGAAGAAGTTGAACTTGAAGAAGGTCGCATGAAGGAAATTGCTATGGATATCGAATCCATGGGCGACAAAGAATTCAAAGAAAAGCATAAGAAATCTAAGCAAGATATGAAAGATTCTCTAAAGTCAGAAGAACTAAAGGGTAATCAACATAAGATTGATGCTAATAAGAATGGCAAGATTGATGGACACGATTTCAAACTTCTTCGCGGTAAGAAGAAGGTAGAAGAATCGTCTGATCTAAAGCCATTCATTGTTGTTCATGCAAAGCACGGTAAGTTTGAAACACATGCTGGCTCGACATATGAAGCCGCCAAAAACGCCGCTGCACATTGGAAAACCAAAAAGGGAACTGCTGGCATGGATGTGCATCGTGCGGATATCACGCACTCTACACAACACGTTGGCTAAGAAATAAAGGGAAGAGCAAATGGCAGCAACTGTTTCTGTCTTAAAGTTAACACAAGTCCATGGCGTAGTGAAGGTTCGCGGTACTGGTGCTGGGACGATTGCTCTTGCTACCACTTTAAAGAAATCAACCGAAACAGTTGCGACACCAACTGTTCATATTAAGTCTATCTACTATTCACTAGCGTCTGGAACTTCTGCTACTATTGTTAGAAATGGCCAGACATTATGGACACTTAACGATCAAGGATCGGGATGGCTAGATTTTGCTGGTTGGTCTGACAACGAAGAAAGCACTTCGAATATCGTGGTAACATTCACCGGTGGTGATGGTACTGTAGTTTTAGAACTTACTAAAGTAGCTGGCTATGGTCCACAACAGCACCAAGATGCAGATGGGGATCTAGGCTAATGAAACTTATTACAGAAGTTAACGAGCAAGTTCGTTACATCACAGAAGAAAAAGAAGGCAAAAAGGCTCTCTATATCGAGGGTGTTTTCCTGCAATCCAATATTAAAAATCGTAACGGTCGTATGTATCCAGGAGAAATCATGGAGAAAGAGATTACACGTTACATGAAAGAAGCAGTAGAGAACAACAGAGCCTTCGGTGAACTAGGACATCCAGATGGTCCATCGATCAATCTGGATCGTGTATCGCATATCATCACAGAACTTCGCCGCGATGGCGATAACTGGGTAGGTAAAGCGAAACTCACAGAAACACCAATGGGCAACATCGCTCGTGGTCTTATTGAGTCTGGCGGTCAACTTGGCGTTTCGTCAAGAGGCCTAGGAACATTGAAGGAAAATAGAGACGGCATTCAAGTTGTTCAAGATGACTTTCATCTAGCAACAGCGGCGGATATCGTTGCTGATCCTTCAGCACCAGATGCCTTCGTTCGTGGCATCATGGAAAATAAAGAATGGGTTGTTGTGAATGGTGTTTGGACCGAACAGCATTGCGATATGGCCAAGAAGTATATTAAGAAAGCAAGTAAGAAGCAACTCGAAGAAGCAAAACTGCATGTCTTTGAACGTTTCTTGCGCCATCTTTCTTCAAAGTAATATTTTTATAAATAAAATATAAAAATCCATTTAGGAGACGCAAATGAGTGTAGAAAGCAAAATCAGAGAGTTGCTGAATAAGAAGCAACTATCCGAAGAAGTTCTAGACGAAAAGGTTGCTGGAGACACAACCAACCCTAAGCAGGGTTCGTCGGAAGATGCCTCGCCAGAGGGCGAAATGGGCGCATCAAAGGGTAAGGATACTTCTATCCCAGGTAAGGTAGCAGGCGATCAAACTCAGCCTCGCCAGGGTTCGTCGCAAGACGCAACTGTTTCTGGTGAGCGTGATGATGACACTGCAAATCCTGGTGCTAAAGAAGCATCTTCGATTTCTCAGGACGATCTAATGAGTCATTCTGGTACAGTTGGTGATGCACCAAACTTTAAGACTGTAGCAGATCCAGCTTCGGTTGTTAATCAGCCATCGTCAAAGGGTAACGTTGCACAGGAAGAAACAGAGGAAGAAGGCGAAATGATTGAAGAAGATTTCACTGCCGATCTTGCCACTCTCTTTGATGGCAACGAAGACCTATCAGAAGAATTCCGTGGTAAAGCATCATCGCTTTTTGAAGCAATGGTTACTGCCCGCGTATCAAATCAAGTCCAGCAGATCGAAGAAGGCCTAATCGCCGAAGCCGCTGAACTTATGGAAGAATTCAAGGCTGACTTGACCGAGAAGGTCGATTCATATCTTAGCTATGTAATTGAAAAGTGGGTTGAAGATAATCAACTCGCCGTTGAAAATGGTCTACGCACAGATATTGCAGAATCATTCATCAACGGTATGAAGAACCTATTCGCAGAACATTACATTGATGTTCCCGAAGAGAAATATGATGTGCTTGGTGAAATGCAGGCCCAACTAGAAGAAGTTTCTGCTAAGTTGGACGAGGCAATTGCTGCAAATGTAGAACTGCACAATAGCAATGTAGAACTAATGAAGGAAGGTGTTTTCGCCGTCGTAGCTGAGGATCTTGCTAAGACCGACGCTGAAAAGTTCAAGTCATTGGTCGCTGATGTAGAATTCGAGAATGCAGAAATCTATGAAGAAAAGTTGAACGTAATCAAGGAAAATTATTATCCAGCTTCTAAGTCAACGATTATTTCGGAAGACAAACTAGAAGACGAAGGCGTTGAACTTGTAGACGAATCGACAGTCAATAAGTATGTTGAAGCACTCAACAAAATGGCTCAAAAGTAATTTTTTATAAATAAATATATTGACACACAAGGAGAAAACTAAATGTTTCTTTCAGAATCACTACAGAAGAAGTGGGAACCAGTTCTTAATCACGAAGGTCTAGGTTCGATCAAGGATAACTACAAGCGCGCTGTTACAGCCGTTGTTCTTGAAAACCAAGAAAAGGCACTACGTGAAGAAAAGGCTGCACTTTTCGAAGACGCACCAACCAACAACATTTCTGGTGGTGCAATCGATAAGTATGACCCAATTCTTATCTCACTAGTTCGCCGTGCCCTTCCAAACCTAATGGCTTATGACGTTGCTGGCGTTCAGCCAATGACTGGTCCAACTGGCCTTATCTTCGCTATGAAGTCGCACTACAGCACTCAAGACGGTACCGAAGCACTCTTCAACGAAGCAGATACCGACTTCTCGGGTGACGCAAATGGCACAGCACACGAAGGTTCGAACCCAGTTGATGGTACTTACACAACTGGTACTGCAAAGCCAACAGCAACCGCCGAAGCACTTGGTACCACTGGTGGTGAGTCGTTCGGTGAAATGGCATTCTCAATCGAGAAGACAACTGTTACTGCTAAGACCCGCGCTCTAAAGGCAGAATACACAGTTGA